CATTACGCGCCCCCGCTAGAAACGGATCATTTCCAGCCTCAGAAACCTTCCCGACTGACAATGAGCCAAGCGCCAATTGCACATCGGCCCAGCACCAGCGGACGCAACCGGACGATAGTTTGACCGGCTGCGGCAGCACTCCCCTGCGCACCATTTCATGGACCGTCGTTTCGGACACGTCCAATTCCCGCGCCAGTGACGCGCAAGACAAGTAGGCGGGCGGGCGATCGACGGGCAGCGGCATCACGTCACCAAACCCGCAGGGGTGCCAGCAGCGCCTCGACGCCGCCGGGCAGCTTGGCCACGCTGGCGTTGACCACGACCGCCTCGCGGTTTTCGTACATCGCGCCGACCTGGCGTTTGATCGCAGTGAGTATCGGGGCGGGCACCGTCTCATAGCCGGCCGTGAAGCGGATCAAGACATTCTCGCCGCGCCTGCCGATGCCGGGCCATGCTTTGCCGCTCTTGAGCATCACGCGCGCCTTGCCAAATGCGAACGATGCACCGCGCACGTCGCCGCGCTCGACACTGACCAGCAAATCGCGGGCGGTTGTCGTATCGGGCACGTCGATCTCGAAGGCGAGGCCGCGCGCGTCCTCAGTCAGTTTCAGGGTGCCAGCAGAACGCCTGCCGAGCACGAGCTGCGGCATGTGCTGGACGAGCGCGAGCGGGTCGCGATCGGTCTTGAGCGTGCGCGTGAACGCGCCGGGCTTCACGATCTCTGTGAAGCCCCCCAGGTCCTGCGACGGGGAATTGAAGATCGCGGCATGGCCGACGAGCCGGGGGGACTTTTTGTCCCCACCGGCCCGCAGCTCGATCGCGGTGCGCCGTTCGATCATGGCCACCTCGTGCTCGCCTACGCCGACGCCGGGCGCGTCTGCGGATTGCCGAGAATGGCAATCGCGGCGATCGGACTATTGCCGCTGTCCGCGCCAGCCGGCGTAATCGTCAAGCGCGTGTAGCGCTTGCTGCCGATATAGCCAAGCTTGCGGGTCTCCCCGTCGTCGCCGAAGTTGAAGCCGGCATCGGCTTCGGTCCCGATCAGGTCGGCGTCGGCAACCGCGTTTGCGCCGTCCATGTTCGATGCGTCGCTTTCTTCCAACAACGTGGTGTAAGTCGCGTTGGTGTCGGAAAGCGTGCCGGTGACGATCCCGTAGGTAAGGCTTTCGTAGCCCCGCCGATCGATGATCGAACCGACAAGCGGCGTGGTGCCCAGGTCAGTGTTCGCGGCCGGTGCGATGACGGGACGGAGCGTGAGATTGTTGGCTTGATCGCGCATGTTCGTGTGCTCCCTTAAGCGATGGCGACGGCAGACGTGGTGACGCCGCTGACGGCGACGAACGCTTTCGGGTGACGAACGGCGCAATCGACGGTCGCCATTGCCCTGATCGAAATATTGCCCTTCGAGTAGGCCGTGCTTTCGTACGGGTTGACCAGAATGTCGATTTCCGACCAGACGCCGATAATCAGTTCGGACCAATCCCCGTAGATCAGGCCGTGTTCGGTTCCGCCTCCCAAGGTCTTTGGCACTTGGTTGCTGAACGTCGCCGGCTCATCATGGAAAATTGCCGAAACCGGAACCGGCAGCTTGTCGCCGTCCAGCTCCTTCAGGCAGATTTCCCGCACGGCGGGTGTGGTCAGGAATGACCGACGCGCGCCGACGTTTTCGGTGTCCGCTTTGCCGATCGCTACCGCCGTCGAGGTGAACAGGTCGGTGGCGTAGGCGTGCGTTTGGATGCCCGACGTTGCCAAGACGCCGGTCGGTTCAAGGACGCCTTGACCGTTGATCGCGGCGCGGTCGATCGCGAGCGACAGGTCGCGCGCGAGCATTTGCCTCAACAGCATTTCCACGTCGGGGGATGACTGGAGGATCATGTTGCGCGACCATTCGGCCAGCGCACCGGCATGACGCGGCGTCAGAGTGATCATGCCGAACGCCGCATCACTCGGCGACAGCGCAGAGTTTTCCATGAACAGGAGCACTGCCAATGACCGCACGTTCGAAACGCATCCGCAAAAAACCAAAGCTCGAAGGAACCGAAAAATATTGGATCGAGGCAATTGCCTCGTCCTCAGCACGCGCACACGAACTGACGCAGGAAGCTTGGCGCAAGTCCCCGGAGTTGCATCCGCTGGTTTTGAGTGCCGCCCTCCGCGACATTATGATCGACATAGGGCACGCGGCTGCCATGTCAAAGAACTTGGCAGAGGCGCTTCTCGAAAAGACAGGGGCGCGATCATGAGCGAGGTGATCAACTTTCCTTACCGTGCCTCCCGCCGCATTCATTCCCGGAAGCCGCGACGGTCGAAGAACGGAACTCCTGAGGAACGGGCGGCTAAAGCAACCGCCCTCGATCTCGCACAGGCCTTGCGGCGCGTCGTTAAAGAGCAACTGGCGAGAGGCCTGACCATCGATAGCATCTTCGACGATATCGAGGATGGCATGGCGAAGCTGGACCGTCGCTAAGCCACCTTCACTGAAACCAGACCTCGCGACTTGTAGATGCTTTCAGCTTTCGGCGCGGTTTTAACAGCCGCGCCGATTGCCATTGTAGCGGCCACCAGTCCGTCGATCCTGCCCGTCGCGCGTTCCTTGACCAGCTTCCTCGCCCCGGTTGGGTCGCTCACAGTGACCGCGTTGGCGACACACATGTCGAGCACCGGGTGCCCCGGATGGCGCAGCTCACGCCGCAGCACGGCCGTCTCGATCGCGTCGATTGCTGGGCCCATATCGCGCCAGCCTTGGCCGAACTCTAGCAGCTCGATCTTGACACCGGCTTCGGCCATAAGCCGCCTGATCTCGTCGAGCCGCCACCGATCGGCCGCGCAGAACTGGACGTTAAATTCTTTCGTCAGTTCGCCCAGGCGGTGCACCACAAACGACTTATCGATCGCGCGGCCGGGCGTGGCCTCGATGTGCCCTTGCCGGTGCCAAAGCCGATAGGGCACATGATCGCGGCGCTCGGCTTCCTCGAGATTGTCGAGCGGCATCCAGAACCACGCCATGAGATCGCGCGTCTCAGGAATCCGTTCGTGTTGCGCGACTGGCAGCGCGAGATCATCGAGGCGATCTATGCGGTCGACGAGAACGGGCAGCGCATCAAGCGCCAGGTGCTGATCACCATCCCGCGCAAGAACGGCAAGACGCAGCTCGCCGCGGCGCTGGCGCTGTGTCACCTCGTGGGGCCGGAAGCGGAGCAGCGCGGGCAGGTCTACAGCGCAGCCGCCGACCGGAAGCAAGCTGCGCTGATCTTGCGCGAGCTGATCGCGTTCGTCCGCGCCGATCAGAAACTCGCCGACCGCATCATCATCCGCGAGCACAGCAAGACGCTTGAGGACGTTGTGACCGGCTCGACCTATGAGGCGCTTTCGAGCGATGCGAAGAAAGCGCACGGCCTCAACGTCAGTTTCGCGGTGCTCGACGAGTTGGCACAGTGGCCGAAGCGCGACCTGTACGACGCTCTGACCACGGGCGGCGCGGCCCGCGCCGAGCCGTTGTTCGTGGTGATCTCGACGCAATCGCACGACAAAAATCATGTGATGAGCGAGCTTGTGCAGTACGGGCACCGCGTGCTCGCCGGCACGATCGAGGACAAGACGTTCCTGCCCGTGATCTTCGCCGCGCCGGATGACGCGGACCCGTGGTCGGAGGAAACATGGCGGGCCTGCAACCCGGCGCTGGGCGACTTTCGATCGCTCGACGAAATGAGGTCCGCAGCGGAGCAAGCGAAGTCGCTGCCGGCGCGCGAGCCATCGTTCCGGTTGTTGTATCTCAACCAGCCCGTGGATGCGTCCGCGCGCTTCCTGAATAGTCGCGACTGGACGGCCTGCAAACGGTCAGCCGATGGCGGCTTGTTCGGTCAAATGGCGTTGTCAAAGCAGCGGTGCATTCTCGGCCTCGACCTTTCGTCGACAACCGATCTCACGGCGCTCGCCGCATGGTTTTCCGGCGTGCATTCCCGACGTGATGGAAAGGCTTTCGATGAACGCGACGACCCGGCCGGCGCGCGATAATCCCGGCTTCTCCCAGGGCAGCGCAGCGGGTTTGCGACCCCGTTTCGCAGGGGTCGCGCGCTTCACCGGCTTTGCACCAACACCTCGTAAGCCCATGATATCTAATCCGAAAGTAAGTGTGTTTTGATGTCCCCCACCGGTCCCGGAGCCGAACGCTTTTGATGTTCGAACCCCCCGCCGGTGTACCAAGGGTGCGAGGGATCGCGCGGCGTTCCATCGGCGAAGAGCCGCGTGCCGGCGTAGCGTTTCACCACCGTATCGATGAAGACCGGCGACAGGTGATGCGCATTGGCCCGCGTCGCCGCGCGCGTCACCGCCGTCGCCGGATCGGCGATAAGCCGCTTGATGAGCGCGGTTGGGCGCGGCGTAGTGGTGACGACCTGGCGCGGATGCGCGCCGAGCCGCAAGCCGAATTGCAGCATGTCGAACGTCGCCTCCGCCTGCCGCCACTTCGCCAGCTCGTCCGCCCAGGCGGCGGAGAATTGCGGCCCGCGCAGGCTTTCCGGGTCTTCCGCGGAAAACGCCTGCGCCACCGCGCCGTTGTCCCATTCGAGACGCCGCCGCGTCGGCGACCAGCGCGGCCGCGCATCGGGCGCATGCACCGCGAGCAGGCCGGACACGCCCTCGATCATCACTTCGCGCGCGTCGTGCTCCGTCTCGCCGACAAGCGCGATGCGGCGCGCGCTTTCGTTCTCCTCCTTCGGGCGGGTAGCGAACCACTTCACCCATTCGGCGCCGGCGCGCGTCTTGCCCGCGCCGCGTCCGCCGATCAGCAGCCAGGTGGTCCAGGGCGCGCCGTCGTTGCCCGTCTCCGGCGGAAGCTGATGGTCGTGCGCATAGACGCGGAAGCGCCGGTTGAGCGCCGCCCATTGCTCATTCGTCAGCCGGGCGAGGAATTCCTGCCGCATCTGCGGCGGCCATCGCCTCCAGTCGTTGCGAAAGCTCGCGGCGCAGCGCGTCGATATCGGCGGGGATGGTGTCGTCGTCATCGTCGTCCGGGGTCGTGGGTTTCCTGGTCCCCGGCATTGCGTCAGGCTTCGGCATCGCTTCCAGCGCGACCAGCGCCTGCATGGTCTTGACCAGCACGGCGAGGGTTCGCGCATCGCGCTCGCGCGCGGCGGGCTCCTGTCCGCTGCCGGTGAGCCGCACCTCGATGGCGCAGACCTGATGCTCGGCCGCGATCATCATGCGTTCGACCAGCGCGAGCCGCTGCTCCGCCAGCATGCGCCGCTGCATCGCCAGCCGCCGCTTCGGCAGCGCCGGCAACAGCGTCACCCCGCGCCGGCGCGGCCCGCCCGCGATCCAGTAATAAAGTGCGCCGGTCGAAAGTCCCGTCTCGCGCGCGATGACGCTCACCTCGACGCCCTCGCGATACATCTGCCGGGCGCGGCGCGCAGGTTCGGGGACATCGGCACGCGCGGTTTCGGGTTGCTCGGTCATGACATTCGGCATCGAGGACTATTGTCCCCCACTGGTGCGGGCGCGTGTTTCGTGATGTGCTTTGCGAGAGGCCCTCGCATCGAAGGGCCGCTGCAAGGAGACGTCCATGATCCGCTTCCGCTCCGCCCTGATCGCCGCCTGTGCGCTTTCGCTCGGCGCCGGCGCGGTCCTCCTGTCGGCCGACGCCGCGCAGGCGGCGAAGAAGGAGCGCACCGCCATCTCCAAGGAATGCTCGGCCAAGGCCGATGCGCAGAAGCTGCACGGCAAGGAGCGCCGCGCCTTCCGCGCCAAGTGCAAGCGCGAGGCCGGGGCGGCCAAGAGCTGAGGAGATTGAAGACAGCGCCGGCGGCAAAGTGCGGCGCAGCCCGCGCCGCCCGGCCGCGTCTCGATGCAGCCTCGATACAATTGTGGAGCGTGGCGCGACCCTATGCGAGCAGCGCGACGCTGTCAAGGATTATTTTCCTGATGCCGGATACCACCGCTTAAGCTTTGCGGGGTAGCCTCGGAAGGACCGGATATCGCCGC